CTAGCGGGAAACCGTGAGCGCATTGCCGCCCGATGCCAACGCAAATAACGGGCCGCCTTCGCTCGCCATTCATCCCGCTTAGTCATGACGCGCACCCAATCAAATCAGGGTTATCAATCACAAAGCCGGATCGATCACGGGCCGCCGTGCCCTTGGGGGTAAGCGCCACAATCTGACCCGCCGCAAATGCGTTCGCGATATCATCGCGATCACCATCTATGACGGGCCGCCCGCGGAACGTTCGCGGGAATCCGCCCCGAAACACTACCGCAACGGGGGCATCTGTTCGGAATGCTCGCCGGTTTTGGTTGCGATACTGGGGCCGCCCGCTATAGCTAAAAATCAGCTTATAGTTATCCGGGGTTTTTCCAAGCCTCGCGGCAGTCTTGCAATAATCGACAAATAACAAGCCGGGAAAAGCTTGAGGGATGTCCAGCCGCTCCCACGCCACGTCGGATAGAACGTTAAGTCGGACCGCGCCACGCTCCCCGGATCGTTCGCACACTCGCTCAAAATTGAGCAGCTCTCGACGTAGTTGATCCAGAAAGCCGGACCGGTCAGTGTGGAAAAATTCGGCCTTGTTTTGACGCGCCCCGCGCACACTGGCAAACCGCCCGCGCCCCTGCTCCGCTAAACAATCCGCCATACATCCGGCGGCCTTCGATCCCGGACATAAAACCGGGTCCGGGTAAAGCGATAGCCCAGCGTATCGAAACGGGGCCGCCGCGCCGGTTTTTTTTAACTTGGGGTTTGATCCCCGCGTATCTAATAGTTTCAAAGCATTCTCCCAAAGTGTCGCCGCCAATCGCGGCCCGCTCAGGGTATCGCATACGCTATGCAAAAAAAAGCCCGCACGTGGCGGGCTATCGGATCGGCGGCAGGCTATGCCGCAGTCGGGCTCTCTAATTCGCGGATGCGATCCGCTTGCTGGCGAGTAGTATCACGATATCGATCCGCGGACTGGCGGATAATTTCCAACCGGGCCACCAATTCGCGGCCTATGCGGTAGGACAAATCTAGCAATTCGCCGTCGGATAAATCACCCTCCACGATCCATCGCGCCACGCGCTCAAAATCAAGTGAGATTTCGCAATCTTCGCGGATGTAATTGTCGAGCACTGACCACTCGCCATGCAGGTCTTCCGGCTCTATGCTATTCCTTTCCAGAATCGCGATAGCTTCCCAAACGTCTGCAGAAAGTTCATCTGCTTCAATTTCAAAATCCTGTATTCGTAAAGTTATGCTAGCCATAAAAGTTTCTCCCAAAGTTAGCCGCTCCATTGCGACAATCGGACTATCGCATACCTAACGGGCAAAAAAAAGCCCGCCGAGGGGCGGGCTATCGGATCAGGGGCGGGCTAAGACCCCACCGTTTCGGTTGCGAAAACACTAGGCCGCCATGCCGCGATGTAGCCCAGCCCAAGGTTATCCTGATGATCCCATTTCGGGAGATCAAAACCATCCTCCCGCATCTCCACCATCAGCGTAGCAACGTCTCCCAAATCCTCGCAGGAAACCGCGATGCCCTCGTAATAAAACCGGCCCTGATACTCGCCATGCCAATCAATATATTCAAACTGCTCCACTACCGTTTTCAAATCTTCAATCGTTGGTTTTTTCACAATTGTTTCTCCCAAAGTATGCCGCCCATCGCGGCAGTCGGACTATTGCATACCTGACGCGCAAAAAAAAGCCCCGCCGAAGCGGGGCCCACTTTGGGCAGTGTAGGTTTAAACGCCGACATACGCCTCGCATTTATTCAGAATAGATTGAATCTTAGAACGTTCGCGAGTGGTTTTAACTGTACGGTTCTGCGATTTCCTAATGGGATGGCTAACGTAATCAGTAAGGGCGTTATACAGCGCATAAAGATTCGGACCCATCTCCTTAAAGTAGCGCCCGACTAATGTCTCGCAATGCTCATAACGAGCATTATGTTTTTCACCGGGGTGAAAATCTTCGGGCAAATCTAGAAAGATTTTGATAACGTCATCCGCTACTTCCCACGTAACGGGAGTTTGCATCATGCGAGACCAATAGTCCCCCGCCTTGTTGAAATCGATAATCATCTGAACGATATAATCAGCACTCGCTTGAACATCTAAACTAGCGGTATGCGTGGAAGAATAGCTTCCCACAATGTCCCCCAGGATTTGCCCGTTTAAACATTTCATCCGCAAACCGCCCGCCTTTACCGCGTAACGATGACTACCATCAAAAGAATTTAACGCGCACATTTGTAGCGCAGTGCTACTGTCATCCCCGGCCACTTGAAGTTGGTGATTTGGAAAAACAAAATCCACCATCGCACGGCCCCCAGTTTCAGTTTGCAAAACCTTAACCCGCGCACCTTCCGCGTCTATCCCACTGTCTTCGATAGATTTGCAGAAACTATGAAAAATCTCATGATTAGTGACTACTTTGTAGCGATCCGAAACGACGCTGATCACCTTGCCCGTTTTGGAATTAATCAAAGCTTTTTTGCCGTCCACGGGATACAAACCCTCTCTTGAAAAAGCCGTGTCATAACTCTGTCCATATAGCGACACATCATGCTTTTCTGCGAAAACACGCGCTTGGCGTACATTGAACAACAACCCCGCCTCTTCAATTTGACCCATCAGATTTTGATAAACACTCATAATTTTTTTCCCAAAGATGGCGGCAGGATTGCCGCAACCCCGATATTACGGGTTGTTACCCGCACATGCAACGCTCTTTTTAAAATTTCTTTGGGTACAAAAAAGCCGCCCGGAGGCGGCCTGACGTAGGTGCGAATGCCTAAGCATCTTCCTCCGCAGTGGACTCAAGTGTGTAACAAGTCTCGCCGTCATACTCGCGAACGTCCACAATCTCCATGTCATCGCAACTGGGCTCATACCAATCATGGTACACGCGCTCGTCCGCGCCAAAAGCGGCGTTATACATATCGCGAATGCGCCAGTCGAAAACACGCTCGGCAACCTTTATCGCTTCTTCTCTGGATGACGCCAACACATCGATCTTCGTATCCATCGAAACCCAGCCATGAATCTGGTAATGATCCCGAGTTTCAATTGAGGGCCACCTCTCAACGTCCGCCAGCGCCGCCGCCACTTCATCGGCTCGGCTGTCGGGTTGATCGTCTACGCAGGTGTTGCAGATATCACACTCGAATTTGCTTTTTGGACGGATGTAATCCTTTTCACATTCGCAGTCCCAATAAGCAGGGTTAGTAACGGTGGCAGGGTCCTGCCCGTGTTCAAGTTCAATTGCTGTCATGTCCATTTGTTTCTCCCGGTTATCAAAAAACCCGTAGTACGGGTCTGGTCGCGGATACCGAAAATACGGCTGTTGCTTTTCTTCATGATCCGGCTTCCGCATTCTTTTTTCCAGCCAACCAATAAGTAAAAACACTAAGCCTCCACCAAGTGCCGGTACTCAGACTGTTGAGTCACATTGACTACCCAAACCACGTCACCCTCCGGAGTGACTTTAAAAGTTAAGGCCACGGTGTCCCCCACCGCACATTGTTTTTTGATTCCGCGCACACTAAAGCGGCGGTCACCCCGATTCACTGTCCGGTAAAAACTAAGAACGGTGGGTGTGCCGTCTGTGAACTCGCCCTCTACAACGTGCTTTTCGCCCGGTTGCATTTGGTCGTAATCGATGCCCAGCAACTTGGCAAACGCCCGGATAGAGGCGTTAGCGTCAATAATGGCTTTGTTTAGCATAGTGGCCGTCAAGACCAAGAAAGCCGGAGCGTGACTCCGCAAGGTAGGTAAACTCATTTGATTTCTCCCAGTGTCTGGCAACATTGCCAGTAACCACCTTACAGGTTGTTACCCCCATATGCAATGGCTTGTAAAACCGCACGATAGTTGACCGGGTTACTGAAATGCTTATCTGGTCTAGCCCGCAATCCCTCTAACTTTACGTCCACCGCCCGGTCACCACGGTACAGGAACACCTCATGGCCTGTTGCGCTGGTAAGCTTAACCGCTATCCAGACACTGCCTTTAGCGTGTTTGGTTAAAAACGCGACTTGATGTGGGGTGATGTTGACGCTCATGTTGGCGGTGGTCTTCAACTCCACCATGTGCCAAGCCCCTCGGCTATCCATAATCAAAACGTCTGGCACACCCAAGCTTGCTCTAGACTCTAGCCTAGTAGCTGACCAATCCGGGAAGTTATCCCGCAAAGCTTTTTTCAGAGATTGCCAGAAACTGGCCTCACGTTGTTTCTTCGGCTTCGCCTTCGTTTCCAATATGTCCATCTTCTACATCCTCGGCCAACCGTTCACGCGCTCGCTGTCTGTTCCCACCATCCTCGGCTCCGGCGTCATGGGTCAAAGGGGCGTAGGTTTGCTTGAGTTCGTTCAAAGCTTTCAGCACTTCGTCCTTACTCATCTGATCAATCGTGCCGTGCCGGATCTCAGTCTTATTAACGTAGATGTCGCCTTGCGCTTGACCCCGCCGATACTCAGCCTGCACCGCAGCACTGTATGCCCCGTTTTCCAAAGCTTCGTCACGGATTCTTTGCAAATCTCGGAGGTGCCGTTGGTATTCCACGCCATACTTTTGGTCAAGCTCCTGCCGATATTCTCGGATCGCTCGGCACACGTGCGGGTGTATCCTGGGGTTAGTTAGTTCCGAGGCGCGAACATGGGCAGATTTTTCAGGGTAGCCCGCGTTGATAGCCGCTTCGCGCATGGTGATCTGCCCATCTTTTGCCACAAGCTCTTTTACAAACAACTCCTGCCTGCGTGTCAGGCGTTTGTTTGCCAAGGGGGGCCGATTTGTTTTTTGTTGCTTCGCTTCGGGCAAGGCCGCCGCTTTCACGTCCAAAACTTTGGCATATCTGTCCTTAGCCATAACCGCTCCCGT